ACGTATTATCTGACATAGTAACCGCACGAGAAGCCAAGAAAAGAAAAGACGATCGGGTTTTGCAATCCATTTGGGAGTTATTGGACGAAGCTGACATTGTAATCGGTCACAATCTTGACCGCTTTGATATAAGAAAGTTAAACGCGCGTTTTATTGATAACGATATAAAACCGCCATCGCCATATAAAACGATTGATACACTAAAAGTTGCCCGGCGTGAATTTGCTTTTGTTTCATATAAACAAGATTATTTAACTAAACATTTTGAATTGCAAAATAAACTTGAAACATCTTTTGACCTTTGGGTTGATTGTATGAAGGGCGACCAAAAATCGCTTGATCTTATGGAAAGCTACAATCGGCACGATGTCATTGGACTTGAAGAAGTATATTTAAAAATAAGACCATATATGAAGAATCATCCTAATCTTGGTGTCTTGATGGATGCTGATGTTTGCCCGAATTGCGGTTGTGAGGACTTAGAAGAACTAGAAACGTTTTATTTTACTACTGCAAACAAATTCCCGGTGTATCGCTGTACGGGATGCAAAACGCCATATATAAGACACAAAAAGAATGTAAATCCCGTTCAAATAAATATTCGGAGCGTTCCAAAATGAAAATTATTTCACTTGGTTTGGGAGTACAATCAACTGCAATGTATTTAATGAGCAGTTTAAATCATATAGAACGAGCAGATTATGCAATTTTTGCCGATCCGGGCGCAGAACTACCCGATACATATGATTTATGGAAAAAATTAAATATTTGGCAAAAAGAAAATAATGGAATCCCATTAATAAAAAAGAAAAAATCATATTACAAGGATATATTAAAAGCAAAAGACATTAATACAAGAATTGCAAGTATACCCGCTTTTTCTGAATCGGGTGGTATGGTACGAAGACAATGTACCGCAGAATACAAAATTGATGTTGTAATGAAAGAAGTCAGAAGATTGCACGGATTAAAAAAATATCAAAGAATGAAACCAACAAAAATATTTCTTGGTATTTCAATGGATGAAATTCAAAGAATGAAAACATCATCATTGTACAATGTATCTTATGAATATCCACTTATTGATAAAAGAATTGACCGCAAAGATTGTGTAAAATTTTTAGAAAAATATAAATTTTATAATATAAAAAAATCAGCTTGTATTTTTTGTCCTTTTCATTCAAACCCTACTTGGAAAGATATAAAATTGAATTATCCTAAAGAGTGGAAAAAAGTTATTAAGATAGACAAAGCAATAAGAAATTCTTTAATAAATAAAGGTTTAAGAGATAAGCTATATTTGCATAGTAGTAGAAAACCAATAGAAGAAGCATATTTACAAGAAGACCAAGAAGAGCTTTTTATGTGCGAAGAAGGTTATTGTGGCATCTGATCCAATAAATCCAAAATATTATAAAAAGGGTATTGAAACGACCAAATATATACTTTCACACGATATGGGATTTTGCGAAGGAAACATTATAAAATATATTACAAGGTATAAACAGAAAGACGGACTACAAGATTTAAAAAAGGCTAAAAAATATTTAGAATTATTAATTGAAAACAATGGGGACAAATAACTTAAATAAATAATCTATGTGATTGAAAATTATTTTAATTACATTTGTTTAAGTGATAATGTTGGCGCATTCATTGTCCCCAATAAAAATGGGAGTTAAAATGCAAGAAAAAAACTACATAAACGGAATTACTTTGAAAGAAGTTGTATTCGATGACGGCGGTTCGCTAATAAACGCGGGAATCAAGGTCAGTGAATTTATGGAACAACTTAAAGAAATTGAAAATAAAAACGGTTGGGCGAATATTGTAATCGCTAAAAATAAAGAAAAGACAGACAAAGGAATGACTCACCACGTTTACCAAAGCACATTTAAACCAAAAAAGGATGATTTCTTTTAATGGGTATTTTATTAGATATCGCAAACTTCATATTTAAATTGGGTTTTGGAATTATTATGCTTTGGATTGGCTTAATCGGTGTCTTGGTATTAGTAAAAGTGATATTACAATCAATAAAGTGATGCAAGGTTACGACGAAGAATCCGCAGATTTGGCAAAAATCGCCATAAAAAGACTAAACGTAGTCAAGGAGGTTATGGAACACAATCAGTTTTATGACAACCTTGACAAAGACGAAAGAAAGTTTGCTAAATGGACTTGTGAATGGTGGCAAAATATGACGGATATTCAAAAAAAGATTGTTTTTATGAGGATAGTGCAAGGATTTTCATTTGTTGGAATCGCTGAACTACAAGGTAAAAGCGTAAGTACAATTAAAACAAACTTTTATCAAGCTTGTAAAAAAACACGTCATTTCAATCCATAATCTTTAAACTTTTACCCCAATATAGTAGAGGGTTGATTTGTTTCCCTACTCGCAATTATGGCAAAACATACAAGGCGAAGGCGAAAGACAGAAAAACAAGAAAATAATCTTAACCGGTTAGGATATTTTAAATATGCCAATTCCTCCATTATCAGTTAGAAGGGCGGCACGTACGGCATTACAAACAAGACGCGAGGTTCCAAAATCACGTAAAGGCGGAACTGCGGTCGGTGTAGCTCGTGGACGTGATCTATCATCAGGAAAGAACATACCACTTGCAACCGTTAGAAGAATGACAAGCTTTTTCGCTCGTCACGACACACCCGCAGAACGTAGAAATAGACGCGATCCTAAAAGTCGCGCATCAATAGCTTGGGGACTATGGGGAGGAAACGCCGGTCGTCGTTGGGCGCAATCAGTATTAAAGAAATCAAATGGCTAAAGTACGCAAAGCAATCAAAGACAAAAGAACCGGACTACCAAAAAAATATTTATCAGGCGTAAAAGGTGCAAAACGCGCAGAACTTGCGCGAGTAATAAAACAGATATCAAAACTTTATAAGGAAGGCAAAAGAGTTCCAAGATCATTAATTAATAGAAGGATCAAACTTGGCAGTAAGGCGTAAACCATTAAGCGCAACCGTTGTTAAATCATTACGCGCAAAAGCTAAGAAATCTAAGTTGTTCAACCTAACAGACTTGAAAAAATCGTACCGTCGCGGTCAAGGTGCTTTTCTTGGAGCGGGATCGAGAAGCGGTGCAACAATGTCAACTTGGGCAATGGCAAGAGTTAATTCAATGGTCAGAGGAACTAAAAAACACGACACAGATATAAGACGCGCAGCTTTAAAACGAAGAAGGAGAAAATAAATGCCAAGTCATTACGGTATGAGTAAATTAAACCCAAAAAAAAAGAAGAAAAAAAAGAAAATGAAAGCCAAAATTGGTAAAAAGAATACCATCAAAAGGATGTAATTTTTGGCTCGTAATCTATCAAGAATTAATTTAAACGGGTTGACCGCAAGGCAAAGGCAACAAATGCGATCACATATGGTACACCATACAAAAAGACACTTATCAAAGATGGCAACTGAAATGCGCAAAGGCAAAACTTTCGCCCAATCGCATCGAATAGCACAAAGAATTATTGGTAAATAATGCCAAACGGTCAACTCACAACCAAACAATATGACGTAAATAATTTGATATTTGCAGAATACAATCCGCGCGAACTAACTAAAGACCAACATCAAGACTTAAAAGATTCAATTAAACGCTTTGGCTTTGTTGATCCCTTAATAGTTAATACAAACAAAGAGCGAAAGAATATATTGGTTGGCGGTCATCAAAGACTAAAAGTAGCAAAAGAATTAGGATATGAAAACGTTCCTTGTGTTGAGGTTGATCTAACACCGGATAAAGAAAAAGAATTAAATGTTCGATTAAATAAAAATACCGGTCAATGGGATTGGGACGCGTTAGCCAATCATTTTGACGTTGGTGAATTGATTGATTGGGGATTTAGTGAAGATGAATTACAATTTAAAGAGCCTGAACAAGTTAATGGACTTATTGAAGATGACGAAGTTCCGGAGGTTGAAGAATCCATTACACAACCGGGCGACTTATGGATATTAGGCGAACATCGTTTATTATGTGGCGATGCAACAAAGAAGGAAGATGTTGAACGTTTAATGGATGGGCAGATGGCTGAATTATTACTTACTGATCCACCTTATGGCATCAATGCAGATAAAATGACACTTGGTACGGGAAAAAAAGAATATTACAGAGGAGATTGGGATAGCAAAAAGCCACAAATAGAAAAATTATTATCATATTGCAATAAAATGATTATATGGGGTGGTAATTATTTTACAGATATTTTACCAATAAATAATGATTGGCTTTGTTGGCATAAAAAAAATGATGGGTTAAGCTTTAGCGAATTTGAACTGGCTTGGACAAATCTTGGTAAAAATACAAGACATATATCTCATCATTGGTCTGGTGAAAAAAAGGAACACCCAACACAAAAGCCATTGGAAGTTTTTATATGGTGTTTAAAGTTAGTGGAATTAAATAGTGTTTTTGATCCATTTCTTGGCTCTGGTTCAACTCTAATCGCTTGTGAAAAGACTAATCGTAAGTGTTATGGTATGGAGATTGATACAAATTACTGTGATGTAATTGTAAAGCGTTGGGAAGATTATACTGGTAACAAAGCAGAAAGAATTAAAAATGCCGATTGAAAACGGTGAAAATCGGAATAATAAAGGGCAATTTGTAGCGGGAAACACCGCTTCAGTTGGTAAAGGTAGGCCTAAAGGAAGTCAATCAATACCGGACATATTACGCAAGATTGGCGAAGAAGAAGGAAGTACAAACGGATTGACCAAGTTGGATGTAGTAATGCATCGCGTATTTCAATATGCTTTAGAAGGTAAGTCTTGGGCGGTTCAGTTTATAGCAGATAGAACAGAAGGTAAAGCACTTGAAAGAGTTGAACAACATATTACAAAGGATGAGATTATAATTGAGTGATATTCCGAATAAAAAAAGACAATATGCTAAAACATCAACGGAAGTTTTGGGATTTAGAGAATCGGATTGTTCTTCTAATCGGTGGATATGGTTCGGGCAAGACGTACATTGGCGCGCTAAAGTGTATCCAAATGAGTTATTTAAATGCACCGATTCCGGGAATGTATATATCGCCATCGCATCAACTCGCCACGAAAACGATAATCGAAACGTTGAAGGATATATGTAATCGTGCTTCAATCAATTACACATACAATCAACAACGAAGCGAATTCATATTCCACAATTGGAATGGCGTTTTGTGGTTTGGTTCAGGTGACAAGCCGGACTCATTGCGAGGATCAAACATTGCATACGCAGTTATTGACGAACCATTTATTCAAAAAAGAGATGTATTTAATCAAATGATTGCACGTGTTCGACATCCGGAAGCAGTTAAAAGTCAAATCTTTTTGACCGGGACACCTGAACAATTGAATTGGGGATTTGCCCTTGCAAACGACCAATCAATGGACATCGGGGTTGTGAATGCTTCTACGCTTGACAATCCGCATTTATCCGATGATTATAAACAAAGTTTATTAAAAGCATATAGCCAAGAACAAATTGACGCATACGTTCACGGGAAGTTTGTTAACTTAACACAAGGGCGCGTTTATAAAGAGTTTGAACGAGAAAATCACGTTGTTGAACGCCCTGAACTAAAGGATTCCGGATTAGATATTGGAATCGCAATGGATTATAACGTTGACGCATTAACATCTATAATCTTTTATAAGGGCAACGGATGGATTCACGTATTTGATGAAGTTAGATTAAAGAACGCCAACACATACGATATGATGGAAGTATTGTCAAAGAAGTATCCGCAATCGGTATGTTATCCGGACAGCTCAGGGAGCGCAAGACGTTCTTCAAGTGTTCAGAGTGACCACGCTATCGTTCGCAGTTACGGGTTTACAATATCGGCACCAAAGGCAAACCCTCCGGTTAAAGATCGTGTTAACGCAGTTAATAAATTAATACGTGAAGGAAACTTCAGTTGTGAGAATTGTCCGAATCTTATTATGGACTTAGAACGAAACGTCTGGAAGGGCAATGATATTGATAAGACTTCAGACAAAGAACAAACCCACGCTAGTGACGCGATAGGATATGCCATAAATCGTTTGTATCCGGTGCGTAAACGCGTAATGGTGTCAAAGTCGTGGTAATGTTCATCTTGGGTATGTCGTTGGCTTTTAACGCAATATTTGCGTTCTTGTATTTTTACGGAAAACACGTAGAAAGAAAACAT